ATTCCTACAAATTCCAGGTCGGTGATGAATTGATCCTGGATGGTGATTACTCAGGCGTTATTGAAGTCCAGAGTATGGATGATGCCACACCTGCTCAGAATGATGTATATGTTTTGACACATACGGCAAGCGGTACTATTTTGACTACTGCGGCTCTCGGTGCTACACCTGATTCAAGTGATGTTCTTGCTGGTTTGATTGGTGGTGCTAATGTTGCTGCCTATGCCGCTGCTCCTTTTACTTTGGCTGATGATACCACAAAGCTTACAATCACTTGGAAAGCTGTTGGTGTACAAACACTTGCTGTTGGTACAAAAACTGTTGGTACTTCTGTTCCGACTATTACACAAACAACTGCTGGTACTGCTTATGATGCCACTCTTACTGATGCTGAAAATCTTGGTGCCATCGTATCCATTGATCGGACTGCTGTTAATAGTACTCAGGCAGAGATTACATTCACTACTGCAATTACCAATTATGCCAATTTCACCACTGCAAAGTACGCCAATTTGTACGTGAAAAGTGATGGTGTTGCTGCCACTCCGTTCGCGGAAGCTAAAAGTATTTTGGATGCCGACATTGATACTGGCACTGGTGAATTTGCCGTTGGGGCACTGACTTCCACCGTTATCTCAAATGCCGTTCTGTATACAGCCTCTTTAATTGGGCTGGATGCTGCTGCCATTACTGATTTGGGTACTGTAACCGATGGTCGTTTTACGATTCTGAAATAAGGAGACAAGTTGATATGAAAGGTTCTGAAGGCATTGCGTCCTTAAAACTGGAAAATCTGAACAAGCTTATCAGTAAATTTGATAAGGCTCCAGGAATGTTCTTCTCTAATTTGTTCCCTACAGTCAAATATGAGTCGGATACAATTCGCTGGGAAACTGAATATGGTTCTGCCGGTATGACGCCGTTTGTAGCCCCTGGTACAGTCGCACCCGCTGTTGGTGTTGATGGAACAGGCGAAGCAAGCGCCAAGGCAGCTTTTTATAAAGAAAAAATGTATTTTGATGAGGAATTTCTCAATAACATGAGACAACCCGGCACATGGGCTACTTATCAAATGGCAGAAAGAAAACTTTCTCGTGGTATGAGTAAGTTGGATTATCGTATCCAGCGAAGACGGGAATGGATGATGTCCCAAATGTTTATTGAGGGCAGTTTTTCCTATATCCAGAAAGGCGGAGCAAAGTTTACCGTTGATTATGGTGTTCCCAGTACACATAAAGTTACCCTTACCGCCAATGATCGTTGGAATGTTGTTCATGCGGACAGTGATCCCATTGAAGATATTTTTGATGCAAAGGTTATTGTGGCTGATGATTCTGGCAGTCCCGTCAGTGTTGCTATGTGTAACAGTCAACTCCTGAAAGTCCTGATGATGAAAGCTTCTCTTCAAGACCTGCTTGCAAAATCTGCATTTGGGAACGGAGACTTGTTTGCTAATCCTTCAGCGGTTGTTGGTAATCTTCTGGGTGTTGGTCCGCTGGTACTTTATGATGATCTGTATGAAGTCCCTGCCTGGCTTACTGGTACAGTAACTGGTGGATCCACAACTGAGATTTCTGTGGATGATGCTTCTGATTTTGCCGTTGGTGGAGAACTTCGTTTCCATGATATGAGTGAAGTTAATACCTGGGAAGATTCCACTATTTCTGCTGTTGATGTTGAAGCTGGTACCGTTACAGTTGATACAGCCCCTGTTTCCTCTTATGTTGCTGGTGAAGATAAAGTTACCATGAAGAAAAAATTCATCGCCGATAATAAGTTCTTCATGTTCAGCACTACCCAGGATGGAGCGAAAGTAGCCGAGTTCATGGAAGCTCCTTACGGAAATACTCGTAGATGGGGCAAGTTTGCTGACAGAAAAGACGAATGGGATCCTGAGGGTTTGTGGTTGAGAATTCAGGATAAAGGTCTTCCGGTTATGTACTATCCGGATACAACTTTTACCTACACCGTTTATTAACAGGTAGGTTTATTTAATTCTGGGCATGGATTGAAACAAATCCATGCCCATTTTAAAAAGGAAAACAATCATGATTGTCGTGAAATTAAAGTCCACTTTAAGAGTACATGAGAATGGTAAAAAAGTAATTAAACCGGCGGGTTTGATATTCCGAGAGAGTAAAAGGGAAAAACTTCCTGAGTGGCTCCTTGATGAGATAGAGTACTGTCAAAAAACTATAGCATGTGACACACTCATAATTACTGAAACGCAGGAAAAAGAGCAAGGAACAGCTCCCGTTATTGATAATGATACAAAACCTAAATTGAATAAACGAGCAAAATAAAAATAAGAGGTAATTATGGCTTTTGCAAGTGAAGCGGAGTTAATAACTTTTGTTAAGACTACAATGGGATCCTCTTATACTAAGGTGGATACTGCTGGATATAATTCTGCTGTTACCTTGGCTTTAACAGAACTTCATTGGACAATTCCTGTTGATGATGATCAAAAAGAATATTGGATGGTAGAAAGAACCAAACGACACCTTACCTATATTCTTCTTTTTGAATCTGCCGACCGCTTTCAATACAAAAAATTAAGTCTCCAACATAGATTTGATCATTACATGCAATTAATAAAATTAATGGATACAGCCTTTACTACAGCCTTGGATGATGACCCAAGTCTTTTTGATGTTTCAACCTGGCCTAATTTGACTTTCTATCTTACGAATGGTTTTGTTTATGATATAGATGGAGAAGATTTAACCTATTTAGATTTGTAGAAGGATATCAATGAGTATTGGAGAAGATATAAAAAGTGTAATCCAGGAACTTGGTACTCCTATTACTATTCTTCAAAGAGATGGCAGTACGGTAACAGGAGAATATATTGATTATGATAATTATTATGAGCAAAGTACTGAATTTATACGGCAATTTTGTTATTCCGGTGATTTCCAGTATGATTCTGTAGCTATTCCAGGAGATATAATTCAGTTCGGTACTCAAAATTTGATGCTGATGAATAAGAAGCATACTCGTTTTGAAAATGATGTTGTGGATTCAAGTTGTTTCTTGATCGAATGTAATAACTTTGGTAAATTTCTTAGGAAGGTAGATACCAGAAATGCAACTACCAAGAAATTAACCTCCGCTTGGTCAACTATTGTTAAAGATAGTTTATACGGTTTACTGATTTCCAGAAAAGCAGAGAATGAAGAAATTGGTGATTTATCCAATATTATTGAAAAGTATACACTATTTGTCCCAGCGGGTACAACTATTCTTCCTGGTGATAGATGGTTTCCAAGTAGAACCGTTTCAACCGAATATTATGAAGTCCTCACAGTTGATGAGTACAGATTTGATGGTATGTTGTCAATTGGATTAATTGAGGATTCCAGATAATGGCTGCTCCTATCCCCAAAAATATGCTTTTCTCCCTTAACGGGATAGATTTTGCTGCAGGGTATGGAAGTCTTGTAAATGCACATCAATTATACGGTGCTGGTGCGTCTACTATGGCATATTGGAGTGAAACGGATGGCGGTGGTAGATTTACAGTAAAAACAAGCCAGGCATTCATTGCACAATTAAAACAATGGATGAAGACTGAAAAGTTTAAAAGTGGCATTGCTTATAATTCCAGATATGGTAAGTGGAAATATAAAGTTGATAATAGAGAATGGATGCTTACTGGAAATGTTTATAATAATATAGCTGTTATTTGGCGTGGTAAACATGGACGGACTGTAGGTATTAGGAGAGATGTAAAAGTACCAAGAATAGGTTTGAATGGTAAACAATATGGTACTATAAGTATAGCGGCGTACGCTGCTATTAATGAGTGGGGACTTGGTAGGCATCCAGCACGACCTTTATTCCGACCAGCTATGGAAGAATTTGTAGCCAGAAGATTTCCACCCATGGTTAAAATGATGAAAAGGGCATTGATACTTGCTTTGAAAAAAGAAGGTAAAAAAATCTCCCCTGCTGAATCTGTTGGTAGTGCCAGTAATACTATTTCACAAGCTTCTTTATCTGGCATGTCAAAGGTTGCTGGTAGTAATCCAGATGCTGATTTTAAAGCACAAGCGATCCAAGTAATTGCCGCTAATTTAGGTTCAAAGAAAGCCACAGGTTCAAGTAAAGGTATTGGTGGACAATCTAATAAGTGGGCTCGTGGAACTACTCGACCTACTGGGAATTCTGCCATGAAGTATTCTGAGGAAGTTCTGGATTCTTGGATGAAAGCTAATGGTTATACCGAGGATGATCTGTATACACCAGCATTAGATATTTCTGGATTACAAGTTAAATTTGGAGGTATAAAATAAATGGAATTAATTGATATCCAACCACAAGAGTTCATGCTTATGTACGGAATTACATTAACCAATCTTAAAAAGTTAAGTATCATATTGGATAATATGCAGTTTAATTACAACAGTACTCTTCCTGAACACATGGAAGCTAAGGAGTACTTAGAGACTGGGTTATACCCAGCTATTCAAGCAGGTTTAAAAGCAGCAGGGGAAACAAATGACTCTTGATCCAACAATAAGGGAAGCTGATTTCAGAGGAAGTATTAAAAAGTACTTCTTGGATACCATTGAAACTTTAAGCAGTACAAAGGTATTCTTTGAGGAATTAGAGGAAATACCTTTGAGTTCTGGAAGTACAGAGTATACAAAATGGTGTATTATTCATTTTGGTAGGAGAGACCTTGGACCGGTATCAGAGCAACAAATAACTATTGAGTTGTTCACAAAAGGTGATAAAGAAGGAGATATTCTTGCGGATCTTGTTGATACAGTGATGGGATATATTATTGATGAAACTAAACCCACAGGACTTGTAACTATTCCTTACTACAATACACTTAGTACTTGGACTGTTATTGGTGGTATAATTCCCTTTCTACAACCTTCTTTAGGTAAGACAGAAGGTAAAGATGGTCTTTTATTTCAATCTATTAATCTCCTTTGTAAATGGGGAGGTAAATAGTGTTCATGGTTTGTGAAAAATGCGGTAAGAAATTAATTGAAAGATTGCCTAATGGTCTTTGGAGATTTCGTTTTGGTAAAAGAGAAGGATCGTTACCAGTTGTTGATATGGAAATACAAGGATCTATAAAGATGGTATGTTTGAAAAGATCATGTAGGCATATAAATATACTTAATTATTTCCCTGATAGAGGTAAATAGGTATTTGACGGAAAGCCAGCCGTTTTATATAGAATTACAATTGAATACAATCCATTTATTGGAATGGGGAAAAAGAAAAATTAATGAAATTTAAATAAGGAGATGTATTATGAGTCGGAACTTAGGG